AGCTATCTGAGCTAAAAAATTACAGGGCTGAAGCTGATAAAATACACATTGATTTGATGCAGTTTGCAGAAGAATTGCTTCAATGCGATGTTAGCGGCTGGATTTCAGTAAAAGAACAACTACCTGAATTGATGGAATTTGTATTAGTCTATAATACAGAAGGTGCAATATTAGTAGCAAGATTATTTACAGAAGATTGGGTTGCTTTATTTTCTGATGGTGAAAATAAAATGGGTGGATTAACGGCTACACATTGGATGCCGTTACCGTCTCCGCCAGCTGACCCCCAACCGATTATTAACTTTTAAAAATTGAATGATGTCAGAAAGATTAGCAGAAGAAAAAGTGCAGGTTAAAATGAGCATTTGTCAAAATTGCAATCGTATGTTCCGTGCAGCAGTAGCACATGAAATGGATTACGAATCTTTAAGTGATTTCTTAAAAGAAGCATTTAATCACAATTTGTCTATAAAGACAGTTAGTCTTACTGAATATCGAAGTGCTGAAATGAAATGGTGTAGTTGTGTTAAACACCTTCCACCATCTGTTTTTATCACTTTAACCGATTATTAACTTTTAAAAAATAATTATATGAATGCAATTACAAGTTTTAGAAAATGTACGCTGTCAACTATTGAATTGATAGCCAAAATTGACGTACAGACTGATGTGATGTTTAAAAAACAAGAAGTACCTACAAGGCATATCCCAGCACAACCAAATGAGGATTTTGACCTTTTAATTGGCGAACTTGTTTTAAGGGTTAGGGAGTTTGAAAAGTTTGTTAATGTTGTAGAAAATTCTTTAACCCATATTGAAAAAACGAAAGACATAGAATGTTTGTCAGACCTTAAAAAAAGGGTTAGTTTTTTCTTGTCACAACCTTATGGTGAACGTAAGCCTGCATGACGCATAACACGCTGCTCCCCCAACCAATTATTGACTTTTAAAAATTGAATGAAAATATACTGCATCAACCTTGATCGCCGGCCCGATCGCTGGGAGAAAGCTAAAGAACAACATTGGATGAATGGATTAAATGTTGTACGGTTCCCAGCTGTTGACGGACGTGATTTTGTAAAGAATTACCCTTGCGATCCAGGCAACAACGGCTGCACGCTATCACACTACTTCATTGTGGAAAGGTCAAAGCTTTTGGGATTACCCATGGTGATGGTACTGGAAGATGATGCTGATTTACATCTTAATTTTAATGCCCTGCTTAAAGAATGCATGAAATCACTTCCGCAAGATTGGGATATGCTTTATTTCGGCGGTACCCATAAGGCTGCACCTAAGCGAATCAATGACCGCATAATGAGAGTATTCACGTCCTACACTACTCATGGCTACATTATCCGGGAGTCATTGTACGATGCAGTCATTAATAATTTCAGAGATTTAAACCAGCCGGTAGATTGCCTTTATGTTGATTTACAGAACAGATACAACTGCTACGTGACTGATCCTCCAATCGCCTGGCAACGAGGAGGATTCTCAGATATAGTGGGAAGAGATATGCATTATCCATGGATTAAGTCCAATATCCAATAGTGTTAATTTTTTAAGATTGATTTGGACGGAAATGAAATGCCTCTTATTTTAGCATGCAAAATTGCTTTTTCAAGTGAAATAAAAAACCTCCCTGTCACTGGGAGGCGAAAAAAGGGCCACATTCCTTATTTTACTTAAAAGAGGCTCGGACTGGATTCGAACCAGTGTCCCCCGGATTGCAAATCAGGTACCTGACCACTCGGCCACCGAGCCCAAACTTAAGCCACCGATGTTTCAAGCCATCAGGTGGTTTTTTTATAAACAAAACTTATCAAGATGTGTAGAAAACTAAAAGAGGGAGTGTAAAAGCCGGAGAGTATTTTTGCTGTGTAACATTGCTCTCCAACTTTTTCCTCTTTCAGCCGTAGTTTCCAGACTGCGGCTGTCTTTTTGATTCTTTCCAAAAATATATTATTGCTTCAAATTAATGCAACTCTTTATTTCCACAGATTGTGGAAGAAATGAGTGAAAGTTTTTGAAAACCAACGGTACACTGGATTACAGCCATTTTGCAATTATTTTGTGAAGAATAATATTTTTTTATACTGTATTAATGAACTAAAAACCCTCATAAGCTCCTTTCCATATCAGATTTTTACATAAAAGCAAAGTTAAAAATCCCGAAACTTCCCAAAAAGGACAAAAATTGCCACCAAGCTTCCATTATCCAACGGATAATTATTTTATCTTTGGGTATGGCAATGACTGAAAAACAAAAAAGGTTTGCACAGGAGTATGTCATCGATTTGAATGCTACTCAAGCTTGCATTCGTGCCGGCTATGCCAAGAAGCATGCACGGCAAATTGGCTCTGAACTCATGACAAAGCCTGATGTGAGGCAGCTTGTACAAAATTTACAGGATGAAATCGCCTACCGAAACCAGATAAAAGCCGATGATGTAGTGCAGGAACTTTCGAAATTGGCCTTCTGGGATATAAAGAATTTTGTTAATGAGAGCAATGAAGTAGTTGACCTGTCAAAGATAGACAAAGAGCTTGCCAAGCCAATAGTAGGCATAAAAGTAAAGGTTGTTCAAATTTCTAAAGACGTTAAGGAGGTCACCACAGAACTTAAACTCGCTGACAAGAGAGCTTCACTCGTTGACCTGGGTAGGCACCTGGGTATCTTCAAGGAGGATAACAAGCAAAAGAATGCACCAGTATCTGCAATGACAGATGAACAATTCAATTCCATTTTAAACATAGCCCGTGAAGCTAAGGCCGATCAAAGCAAGTGAGTGCCTTGCTTTTGACCCTTCTCATCAGAAGCTTTTAAGGAAATACGGCGGTGTTCCTGTCAATGATGCCATCATGCCTATCTGGGATGATGATTTTGATTTCCTGCTCATGTATGGTGGCCGTGGTGGTGGTAAGTCTGAAGGCATGTGCGATCTCTTGCTGGACCAGTGCATGAATGATGAATACTTCAAGTGCTACTATGGCCGTAAGGTTTACAATTCGGTCCGTGAATCATGTTTTGCCACACTCATTTATTGCATCAAGAAAAACAAGCTGGAGGATTATTTCATCTATAGTGAGGCGGATACCAGCTCCATGGTGATTACCTGCAGAGCGAATGGCAATAAGTTCATTCCCTTTGGTGCGGATAAGCCGGACAAGCTTAAATCAATCAAGGATCCTACCCATATATGGGCAGAGGAGTTTGATCAGTTTGATTTCGAAGACTTCAAGCAGCTGGTACCTACAGTGAGGACCATCAGAGGCCGCAACCTCTTTCTTTGCACATTCAATGCTTACGATGTTGTATTTTCCCACTGGTTGATAAAGCTTTTCTTCCCGGAGTACTATGATGGCATTGATTCGGATGATGTAAAGGCTGTGGATATACTGGAAGGGAAGCGCGTGAAGAAAGTTTTTGTCAATTACTTCGATAACTATTTTATTGACCAGGAAGAGTATCGAAAAACACTACTCATTGCTGCAGGCGGAAACGAGAAGATCTACAACGGCCTCGCTAATGGAGACTGGGGTATCAATTTATCTGGGACACTTTGGCTGTTCGCATTCAGCAGAGGGAAGCATGTGGCCAAGTATGAACTGAAAGCCGATCGCAGCGAGATTCTCTACCTATCATTCGATTTCAACCGGAATCCACAGGCTTGCACAATAATGCAATGGCCAAAGCAGCAGGTTTTAAAAATCATTGAGGTAATCAAAGAGCCTAATATTGGAACAGAAGGTGTTTGCGAGATTTTGCTGAAGAAGTACCCGGGTTACCTGTATGTGATTACCGGTGATTATTCTGGAGATACTGTCAGCTCTATTTTCAAGGAGCATGTGACTAACTACACGATGATCAAGAGTAAGCTCCTACTCAGTGAGAATCAGATCATGATCATGCCTAATCCTCCACTCAAATCAAATAAGACTTTATGTAATGCGGTTTTCTACAGTTACCCGGTCGAAGTGTGCCCTGTTAAGGCAAGGCCTTTCATATTCGATGCTGAAAATGTAAGGACCATGGCTGATGGCACGATAGAGAAGAAGGACCGGAAGGATCCGGCACAACAAGCGGATGTATTGGATACGGTACGTTATTTTATTAATAAATTCTTGTCTTTTGTGCTGAGAAATTAAAGCGGATTGCCGGCAAGATCTTCTTTAACCAGTAATGGTAGCAGGAAGGTGGTTAGAATACTCAATTCGCATTTAGCCACCTTAACTGAGTCGTCTGTGAAGGTGATATCACTTAGAGAAGAATCGCCACTATTGACAGAAACACTTTTTACATGAGCGAAATTGAGCAGCTCGGTTGTGTCATCGGAAAGGAGCGTTTTAACGAATTGCATATAAATATTTTGCTGTAAAGATATTATTTTTATCTTTTAGATTATATTTGTTTCAAATTTACGCCAATGGCCTGTAGTAAAGGTTGCTTTGAGGTGGTTTTAAAGTCTTGCACAGATGAAATCTATGTACTGGCAGGATTGACACCAAGCACCAATTATTACTGGGTTATAGAGAACAGGCATGGTAACATTTATCAACGTTTGGTGACAACAGATGTTCAAGGAGGGTTAACTATTGATACAACAGTATTGCCAGTTGGAAGTTTTAATAAGCACGCTGGTTTTCTTAAACTAAAGATTAAGGAAGGAAACAACTATGCCAACATTGTAAATTTCATTTTTGGCAATGAGCAATATTCATGTGTACATATTAATCTTTCAGAAATCGATATTGAAAGCGGTGATACTTCAGAACTTAACGTGATACAAGCCAATTCATCATCTATTCCAGGCTATGGAAATGTTTATTTAATACCGATTACTTCTGCAAATTTTACAGGAGCAACAGCACTTAATTTACCAGCCATTGTTGATAAAAGTCTTGCTATTTTTTGGAACGATTTAAACAGGTACCTCAATGATAATGAGTGGGCACCTACTCTAACAGGCATTAATATCCTTGTTCCAGGGTTTGATGCGTCAGCTAATTCTTACAAGTTATTCATCTACATTATCTGATGAAGAAATTATTTTTGTTTCTACTTATCATAAGTTCAGCAGTTCATGCTCAAAAACGACATCTAAGATCAAATGATGTTATAACTGTTTTTGATTCCAGGCTTGGAGCATTAAAAACTTTTAATCTGCCTGTCTACCAGGACACAACAACTGCCAATATTTCTATTGGTGAAGATAGTTGCGGTACAATAATCTTTACAAGATCTGGTGATAAGATATGGAAGCGTTTATGCTCAATTAAGAAATGGTTAGAAGTTGGTAGCGGAACTGAAACAGATCCGGTTTTCAATGGCTGGTTATCTGCAAACCCTTTTTCATCATACCTACCTTTATCAGGCGGTACAATGTCAGGTGGGATTTATTGGCCAAATACGCAAGGTATAAATGTTGGCACAAATGATTTGAATCTTGGAGGAGCCTATGGTATATCATTGTTTTGTTCTGTTGGTTATGAGCTTAACTGGCAAGCCGGGTGGCTTACAAAATATAACAATTCTACAAATTTGATTGAGAATATTCTAATGGGCAGTAATTTACAATTCCCTACATTTGGACATTTAGCAGATCGCAACGGAAATCCATCAGTTGAAGTAAACGAAAGAATCTTAAGAGACTCTTATAATAACAGAAGATTCAAATGGGAGAATGGCGCCTATATAAACGAATTAAAATACCCAGAAAGAGATTCAACTAATGGTTTATTTTTATCAACAGATGGAGCAGGGGTAATTGATTTTTCTTCTGAAAAAGATCCAATTTATTCAGCTTCATCATGGTATAGTACAACAAATAATTCAAGCAATTGGAACAGTGCGTTTGGCTGGGGTAACCATGCTTCTGCAGGCTATCTGAATAACACATCAGGAGATGCTCGTTACCCTCAGCTTTCAGGAACTTACAACAATCCAAATTGGATTAACCAATTGGCATGGAGTAAAATAACATCTACTCCTACAACATTAAGTGGATATGGTATAACAAATGGAATTGCAACAGCTGATACTTCAGCTATGCTAAAGCGAGATACATCATCTGTTTTTCTTCTTGCTGATGCAACAACATCAAGCACTGCAGCAGTTTCCACAAATCTAAAATTTCAAATAGTTGCCAATCAAACTTACTTTGTCATGATAGATGGAACTGCATCTAAAGCAAGTACAACAACAGGTTTAAAATTAGCTATTGGAGCACCAGCGGGATGCACAATAAAAGGCTATCAGCAAAGTGGGCAAGGAACACTAAGTACTGCCATGACAAACAGCTTGTTAAATAATATTAATAGTCTTGGAACAACATTTGCAACAGGTATAGGTGTGGAAGTTCCTTTCAGGATGGTGTTCACGGTAACAAATGGAGCAAATGCCGGGGTGATTGAATTGCAATTTGCAACAGTAACGAGTAACACGGCAACGATATTCGCAGGAACTAATATGAGATGGCAACGAACTAAAGGATTATAATGTATGAAGCTCTTACCATAGCTTTTATTGTTACAGCAGTTTATACCTGTTTCCGTGATGGGATGATACTTGCATGGATAAGGATAAGTTATGCAAATGACTGGGATCAACTTTTTGGGCAGAAAGTTTCAAAGATTATTCAGAAGCCCATTTGGGATTGTTTAGTGTGCATGACTTTCTGGTGGGGTGGAGCAATTGCATTGTTTGCGGGTTACAGTTTTATAGATGTGGTAGTTGCAATGGGGATGAATGCAATTATTGATAAATTTTTAGATGATGACATTTGAGCAAGCGATAAATGAAGGTGGATGGACTATGTTCCATGAATGCGGAGCGTGTAAAGGAGGGCGCAGGCGGTTTTACAATAACCCGGCTTTCCCAGGTTATGAGATTCGTTACAGAACAAGGCAAACTACATTTTCAATTATGCTCAACAATCAAAAAATTGCTGGCCCATTCTATGGCTACATGCTAAAAGATAAATTGAAAGAACATGTTAAGTAATAAGCTTTCAAAAGACGATGAAAAGACGCTAAGGGATTATGCAAACCAGTTGCCATTGGTTTGGACAAATACTCTTGAGCGCCATCGTATGACTGGGCAAGAGCTTATTGAAATGGGTTACGTGGAGCAGAAAGGGCAAAAGATAAACTCTGAAGAAAAATACATTTATAATTCACCGGTTCAAATTGCCGCTAATCATTACCGAAGGTTAAAAAGAGCCTGGTTGAAACATGGGGCAAAAGGAATAGCAACTTATCTTCTTCAAGTTAGAAAATTAATGGACCAACATGAGCGAACTTAAAATTTTAACAGGCATCAATCCAAAAGAGTTTTTCCCAGATGAAAGGCACATCATCTTGTATGCTTTTTCAATGGGTGATCGTCACTATTTCAGGTTTGATGATACTTTCAATATACCGTATCAGAGAGCTTTGCAGCTGCTTGTTTATTATCGTGAGTTGGGAATGAATTGCGATGCTGACTTTGTCAAAGCACACACCCAGGCTTTTGATAATGCTCTCAAATCAAATAAAATCAACATTGATACATTGATAGAGCTTAAGCGCCTGAATGATCAATTGAAACAAAGGCTGGAGCTTCCAAAAGAGCCTGAACTCATGTACAAATTTGCATCAGTGGTTTATTTTGATCAGCATGAAAAGCCATCAGTGTATGAGTTCAAATATGGTGAGGGTAAAATCAAGTTTTGGAAGAAAAATGTGAGCATGACGGATTTTTTTTTGCAGAAGCCGCTGAGGGAATTGATTCCTTATTTAGAACATGCCGGGGAAAATTTAGTTATGTTTTCCAGAATGACGGCCAAAGCAACAGATCAACATTTGGGCAGGCTCTTGCCAATGTTATCGGACGAACAGAAGACGATATTCAAAGACAAATCATCATTGTCGCCGGCGCAGTAAATAGCGCGATACTTTCTGGCTTAACAGTCTTTGAGTTCTACTGGCACCTAAATGAGCAATATAGGTTAGCCGCAAAGAAAGCAAAGAACAATCAGCAAACTAAATGAGTGCAGAAAATGTAATTATTAATTTTCAAAGCGACACAGGCGATCTTCAAAAAGTTGATGACTCTCTTGACCAGATAATTGCCAAAGACGAAGTACTTGAAGCCCAGTGGAAAAAGACTGGAGCTGCTATGACAGCGGTTAACAAAACAAGTGCAGAGCAAACTACAAAACTGGCAAAGTCAATTGATCAATTGGCAACTGCAAGCAAGACCCTTGACAAATCTGTTATTGCAGGTGCGTATAAAACCTATCTTAAAGATATCCAGAATCAACTTGGGCTTACTCAAAAAGAACTTGTTAAATATGTTGAGAATGCAAGAAAAGCGGCACAAGCTCAGATCATTACTGCAGATGATCAGCAGGCTATTGATGAGTTGACCTTATCGATTGAGGTAATGAATGAGCAGCTTGCAGAGTTCCAAAGAGAAGAGGAGAAAACTACTACAGTAACCAAGACACTTAAGCAACAACTTCGTGAAGCAAAAAATGAACTGGCTGCAATGGCTGAAGCAGGTTTGCAAGGAACACCAGCATTTGAAGAATTGAGGTTAAAAGCCGGCGAGCTCGATGATCAGATAAAAGATATCAATCAATCAATTGCCAATACTGGATCTGATACCAAAAACATAGATGGTTTAGTTTCTCTTGCCGGCGGTGTTGCCGGTGGATTTGCCGCGGCCCAGGGAGCCATTGGTTTATTTGGTGATGAGAATGAAGATCTGCAAAAAGCATTGCTGAAAGTAAACAGTGCAATGGCCATTCTCCAGGGCTTGCAGCAGGTTTCTATTGTATTGCAGAAAGAAAGCTCTGCCAGTATATTAATCAATAACCTTTTCAGGCGTCAACAAACTGTTGCTACAGTAGCGCAGACGGTTGCTGTTGAAGGTGAAGCAGTAGCAACCGGTGTGGCAACGGCGGCCACAAAAACTTTCTCAGCGGCCCTAATAGCAAGCCCTGTTGGATTAATAGTACTTGCTCTTACCGCCGCCGCGGTGGCTTTTTCTGTGTTCAGCAATAATGCGGAAGATGCTACTGAGAAAATGGAAAAACTTAAAGATGAGGCTGAAAAATACTATGAATCTCTTCTTAAGATCACAAAAGTAAATCAGGAATTCATTAATCGTGATATCGCCATTGCAAAAAATGAAGAGGAATTAAAAACCCTTGAGCTAAAAGGTGATCAAGAAGAAAGAATTGCTGATCTCAAAAATGAGAATATCAATTTGCAAAGAGTTCAGCTACAACTTGAACTAAATGCATTGACAAGCGCACAGAATCGGCAAGGCGAGGCAACTCAGTTTACAGAGCGCGAAATTGAATTGAAAAAGCAGATCTACCAACTTGATCAAGAGCAATTGCGCCTGGATATAGAAAGGAATCAAGCCCTTGCCGAAAGAAGCTTAAAAAACCAATCTGCATTGGCTGATGCTGAAGTAGCAAGAAGGAAATTGGCTATTGTCAACAATGAGGTAGACACAATTAATTCTATCAAAGCTGTAAGTGATGCTGAGATAGCTGCTATCAGGCGTAAGCAGGCTGAAGAGCTGAATGATCCATCGTTATCGCCACAAGAAGAAGCAAAAATAATTGCAGAGGCAAATTTAGCTGTTGCTGAAAACCGGAAAGCTTTACAGTTACAGTTGCTAACTATTGAGAAAACCGGGATCGATGCTCGTGTTAAACTTGCTCAAGCCGGTAGCATAGAAGAGTATAACGCAAAGTTGGAACAGCTTGAAGCTGCAAAAAAGATTGAAGAAGCACAAGCAGTGGTAACAGGCAAAACCCTTGAAAGCATTTATGCTGATTATACAGTTGCCAAAAGAGCTCTTGATAAAACCTACAATGAAAATAAGATCCAGGATGAGATTAGTTATCTCAATTCATATCTGGAGAATGTTGAGCTCAACGAAGACAGGAGGTTAGAGCTTACCATCAGACGTCTGGATCTTCAACGTGATCTTGAAATTTCCCAGGCTGAGAACAATGCGGCAAAGATAGCTGAGATCAATGCCAAGTATGATAATTTAAGCCTTGAGGCAAAGCGTGCATCTATAAAAGCTGCTTTAGATTCAAACTTAAAGACGCTTGAGGTTTTTAACCAGATCAACAAATCTGCAAATGAGGCTATTGTAAACAGCAACAAGACTTCTTTTGATCAGAAGCGCCGGGCCAATGATGAGCTTTTATCACTTGAGAATTCAAGAATCACATTATCGCTTGAAGCTCTTGAAAGAGAAAAAGATCAAGGTTTGATAACTGCCAATCAGTATCAATTGGCAAAACAAGAATTACTAAACCAACAATCGGCTGTTGAGAAAGCTTATAGTGATCGTGCGGTTCAGATAGTGGCTGATGAGCAGCAAAGAAAGCTTTCACTAATCAATCAGTTTATTGCTGTGTTGAATAGTGGGCTCTTGAATCTGATTGATAACTCAGCTGCTAAAACAGCTTTACAAGAGTTGGCAAACTTGTATCAAAATATTGTTGATATAAAAGCTCAGGATATTTCTGATGAAGAAAAAAGAGCTTTAGTGATTGGGGCTTCTGTTGCAGCGGCTTCAGCAATTACAAATCAATTATTTGCTGACGCCAGGGCTCAACGTCAAACAGATTTAGAAGAAGAACTGTCAGCGTTAGATGAAGCAAAGAATCGCGAGCTTAACAATAAGAACTTAACAGAGCAGCAGAAAGCTGATATCCAGAAAAAATATGATGAGCAAGCTAAGGTTGCAAAGCGCGCGGCTTTCATAGCAGACAAAGATGCAAAAAAATCAGAAGCTGTTATTCAGGGTGTATTGGCGGCTCTTAAGGCATTCCCAAATTTCCCATTGATGGCATTAGCTGTGGCAACTACAGCGCTTACAGTGGCAAAAATAGACAGTACGCCTGTGCCAAGGTTCAAAAAAGGGAAGGTTGATATTCAAGGCCCAGGTACTACAACATCTGATTCTATACCGGCTTACATAAGTAACCGAGAATCTGTAATAAATGCTGCAGCCACAGCTAAATGGAAAGATGCTTTGTTAGCCATTAACGATAACAAGTTTGAAAATTACCTCGCTAAGTACATGAGTGGTTTTACATTACCACAAGCCAATGTATCAACCGGGCAAGGTTCAAGTATTGACTATGTAAAATTGGCCAAAGCTATAGCCCAAGAATTGCCGGAACCGACTTACGTAAACAATTTGATTGATAAAGACGGCATCAGGACTTTGGTTATTAACTCATCAGGATCAACCGAATTCAAAAACGAAATACTATCCATGCGATGATCTGGGAATTTGCCATATTAGATAGAAATAATGTAGAGCACATCATAGATGAGCCTGTAGGTTGGGATGCTATGCGCATAACCCTGAAGCGCGATGCCGAATTCCACGGTGTATTTTTGGAAGTAGCCGGCCAAAACCTGCAATATCATGGCGATGCAAAAACAATTCTCAAAACTGAATTCGATACTCACGGCGTTGCCGGGCAATGCAGTCTTATTATCCGTCAGCAATGCGCAGGAGAGAAGATAGAGCTTGAGAGGTACAAATTTCTTTTCATCAGTTATGAGTATGTGTGTGGGGCTCAGTGCTATGTTGTGTGCCCGGTTGAAACAAACAGTGAAGTAGCTAACTTAAGAAACAAGCTGACTCAGAAAGTTGATCTGGAAACATTAAAGACTTTTGAAGGCACAACTTTGCCGGCATACGATAAGCTTGCATTTGATATTGAATTGCCATCAAAAGCAATTAAGTTGATGGACAAAGCAAGTGCCACCAAAGAGATTGCAACACCTGTTCTTGGAGTAGTTACACCAACACCAAGCAGTGAGTGGGGCCAGTTAGAACTTGCAATGGATGTAACCACATCTGCAGAAATTGGATCATTCTCTATCAATACAGATGCACGCTACAAAGAAGTTGGTGCAGCAAGTCCGCCTTTGCCTATTGGTGCTTTCTTCTTACCTGGAACCGGTACAGGGGTAAGCCCAACCTGGTTTTATATTGGCACAAAGCCATTAGTGTGTTCACCAATTATAAACTTTAGTGAAGACTCTCCTGGTTACAATGATCTGTCCGGTGTTATCAATACTGATGTAAAAGTAAAATTCAGGATCACTCCTTTAAACGGTGCAAACATAAACGGAATTGCATTTGTAATTGCCAGGTTGCCACAGGGCTTATCTGGTGAAAATGTTACAGATTATGAGTGGATTTTTATTGATCACTTGTATAATAATGGCATAGGCTTAGTAGCACCTCAGACTTTTGAAAGCAACTATGTTAATGGAAGCTTTGTTTTGAACAAAGGTGATAGGATTTATTCTTACATAACTATTTACAATTACAAAGGAGTAGGTGCTGATCCGGCTCTACCGGCATTTGAAGTAAAGCATTTCAAAGATGATAGCTACTGGAGGATGGAGACGCTTACTTATACGCCGGCAACAAATAGCAAGGTGTTCATGATCAATGAAGCCATCAGCCGGGTTGTTGAAGCGATAACAGATAATAAGCTAAAAGCCTACAGTTACTATTTTGGAAGAACTGATAGCAAGCCTTATGCTTTTGCAGAAGATGGCTGTGGATCTCTTGAGTGTATTACAGACGGCTTGAGGGTAAGACGAGCCGAAAGAAAAGTTGATGGAAATAAAACAGTGTTTGCCCAAAGCCTACAAGACATTTTCGATGGCATTAACCCTGTTCATAACATTGGTATGGGTGTAGAGCCAGATGAAAACAGAGACGGCTTCAGAAGGCTTAGGATTGAGCCGTGGAAGCATTTCTACAAAGATGAGGTTATTCTTACTTGCAATAACATTGACAAAATATCAAGATCAGTAGATCGCAAGAACGTTTTTTCAGCTTTTCAGTTTGGTTACCAAAAATGGGAAGCTGAGCAGTACACAGGGCTTGATGAGTTTTTGACAAAAAGAAATTACCGCACTACGCTCAATTTGCTTAACAACACACTCATCAAGCAAAGCAAAATGGTGGCTTCTGGATATGCTTCTGAGGTGACCAGGCGCAAAGGGAATCTTGATAGTAAAGACTGGCGCTATGATAAAGATACATTTCTCTATTGTCTTAAGCGTGGATTGTTTTTGTTTTCAGTAAGCGTGCAAGCGGTATCAAGTACAAGTGTTGTAATTTATGCCATCTATGGCTTAACATTTGATTTTTTAAACGTGTTTTTTGCTGTTGGGAGTAGAGTAAGGTTAAACAGTGGAACTTACGATCTTGGCACAATAACAGTTGCTACAATTACATCTTTTGGGCCTAATATAGGAGTAACAATAACTTTTCCAGAAACTATACCATCTTTTGGCTTGTTTGGAGTTTTTACAGCTCAAAACTTTAACTATTTAGGTATAGAGCTTGGCGGAATAGCAAGCCCTGAAAATATGATTGATCCTGCTACAATTTACAATTTCAGGATCTCTCCGCTTAGAAATGCAATGAGGTGGGCAAATAAGTTATTAGCCAGCTACAAATATTTTGATATCAATTCCAAAGCTGTTTTCACCGATGGTGATGGGAACTATTTTGCAAAAGGACTTATTTCAGATCCCGATTGTCCAACAGAAAGAATTCCCATCAGAGAAAATGACGCTATAGATCTTACCATTTTTGAAGATGGAACCGATGCACAGCCGTTTGCAAGCCCAGAAAGAATAAGGTTTGATTATCCATTAAGTCTTAAAGAGCTTAACAATCTTAAGGCAAAACCTTGCGGCCTCATCACATATAATGGTTGTGAATCAGGATCTGGCTGGGTTGATTCACTTGAGTACAAGCCGAAAGAGGGCTTGGCAACATTTATTCTAATACCTAAAATCAATTAAAGTGAGCACAAACGTATCATCATCAAAATACTCATTTGTCCGGTTTAACATGCCAGACAATACCGGCTGTTGCCCTACAGACAAAGAATATTGCGTGCCCGTTGTAGAGAATGATGATCTGAAATTTCAATACCAAATTAATACAGATACTGCTGATGATGATTATGCTATCATGGAGCTGAATAATGAAGATATCGAGTTGCTTTTATTAGAAGGTGCTGATAATGTAGCCGGCACAGCTCCAGCTGCAACAATCAGAAACTACACCTCTCAGGACAATCTTTACTTTGAGAAATTCAGGACCGGTGAAACTGAGATCACTTGTGTATTTGATCAGTCTCTTTTATCTCTTGAAACATACATTGCATTAGATGCTTGCTTCCAATTGGCAGTAAGTATTGATGATGGCGTGACTTCAGATCTCATTTTTGTTTCAAACTGCTTCAAAAGAGTTGCAGCAAGTTGCTTTCTTACGCTGATTTCGTTTCGTTGCCTCGAAGATCAATTCGGGTTCAGGTATTGTAATACGGATGATTTTGCTAACATGGTTAGGATGCCTTTTTATTTGACAAAAGCTCAACCTATCGATAGTGATGTTGTTTATGTGAAATCAGGTGGATCACCAAAGCTTTTATCATCTTCAACTCTTGAAGAGCATGAGATAGTAGTTGATTTCATGCCAAAGGAAATGCACTATAAATTAAAGTTTGCACTGGCCAGTGATCAGGTTTCTGTTAATGGAGATAAGTATGATGGCAATATCGTTAAAAAAGATGCCTACAAAATAGAATGGGATGATGATACCGATTGTGATGCTCAAGCAACTGCCAAGTGTTACAGTGAACCATTTGATGCGCGCAATACTAATTGCGAAGACTGTGAAGAAGTCATAATTCCAAACGATGAAGCTTGTAAAGATGAAGTGGAACCTAAAGTAGATATTGAGATAGATGGAGATGATACTATCATCACACTTACCTGGACTAATGCAGCAGGAATGCCGCCAGGAGGTTATACTGTTACACCATTCACACAACTGGCGCCAGGTAATAATGCCTATGGCGCACCGGTTAATATAACTTCACCGCTTGAGATGGTAATCACTGTGCCATCTTCAAGTACAGGCACTTTTGGTTTTCGGATCACTGCTCAATGCGGTGGAGGAGATACATTCAACACATTTATAACTTATACATTACCATGATGAAAACAGGAGTATTATTAATCGCAACTGGCCACAAAAACTATTTCAGAATGGCTCAAGTGTTGGCAGCTTCAATCCGGGTAAATGATCCGGAGATAAAAATCTGCATTGCTACTGATGGCAAGCATCTTGTTGACATGAGCCTTTTTGATCAGTTTGTGCAAATCGATGAAAAGTATCTTACTGAGCCTATCAAGGCAAAGGTTTTTATGAATAAGATTACGCCCTTTGAAGAAACATTATTTCTTGACGTGGATCAGGTGATGATTTGGAATAAAAGTTTGCAACCTATATTTGAAGAGTGCAAAAATATTGACTGGACTATGAGCAATTCAGGTAAAGGAGACGGCAGTGTCTGGGCCAACTTGCAAGAAGTGCTGGATCTCTATGGCCCAGGTGACACGTGGAATTTTCATTCAGAGCTATTTTACTTTAAAAATACATTAGCTACCAGAACTTTCTTTGGTGCTGCACAAAAAGCCTACAAAGACAATAAGGTGAAATCAGCGACAATATTTGCTGGTGGCCACATGGCTGATGAGTTGGCTTTTCAAATTGCCAGCATGCAGACGAATCAGTTTCCACACAAAGAAAACTGGTGCCCAAACTTTTGGTTTGATGCTCATCCAAAGCAATCAAGAGCATGGACCTATCAATTGAAGGATTATGTGACCTATAGCATAGGAGGCAAACTTATACCAGAATGGGTGAAAGCCCAATACAATACTTTGGCGAAGGCATATTTCGCGACACTACATTTGTCACATCCATATCAGGTGGTTGACAAAAGGAATTTCTTACCTGAAAGAAGAACGATATAACCATGCCAAAAATTTCAAATGAAAAGCTTCAGAACCTCTTTACAACAGGGGGTGCTTTTTACCCAATTTACAATGAAGCCAAAGAAAAGTATGATGAACTCCGCATCCATGCCAATGGAGAGTTCCCCGAAAAACTGCTGAGCAAGCAGCGGCCATCCGAAGCAGATGAAATCCTGCTGTACCGAAAGGAAAATTACCAGTCCATCACGAAGCATCCTATCAGTAAGGTCATTTCCAGCTTTGGAAAAATCCGCCGTTCCCAGGACTGGAGCATCGACTTTGGAAAAGAGAATGTCCCTTCAAAAATTGTTGAAGAGGAGACTCTCGAGCAATATTGCACAATGAAATTACCTGGCTTTGTATCAATAGAAAACTGGGCATTTGGAGTTCTACTTCGTAACAACCTCATTGACGCCAATGCAGTTTGTGCGGTTGTTCCCATGGAGAATATTTCTGAGGGTACTTATTCAAAACCTGTTCCAGTTCTTTTCAATAGTGATCACGTTATTTATTTCCGGGATGATGAGTTTGCAGTCCTGAAAAGCAAAAGGAAAGTCAACTACATTAATGCCAATGGCGACCTTGAACAAGGCGATCGCTTTTTCTACATTGATGAGAAAGAAGTAATTATTTATGAAAGAAATAAGGATGGATATATTGTAGTTTTTGAACAGCCTAATTTAATTGGTCAGATGCCTGTATGGAAAGTGAAAGGTGAGCTGCTGCATCAGTATGATAAGATGCCACTCAATCAGTCTCGTCTGCATGCTATGGTGCCTTACTTGAATAAAGCTGCTACCGGTGATAGTGATCTTGATGGTAGCAAGGTTCAGCATTTATATCCACTTATGTGGTTCTTCCAAAACAAGAGTTGTGGCAAGTGTAGCGGAAACGGCAAGGTTATGAAGGAGGGTGTAGGGACTGTTGAATGTACTACGTGCAACGGAACTGGTAGTGTTAAGTTCAGCCCATTTGCACATATCCAGGTAGATCCAGCTGGTTTAGGTCAGCAGGCAAACCCGGTACCACCGGCCGGAATTATTGCGCGTGATATTGAGATACTCAAATTGCAGGCTGAATTCATCGAGAAGAATATTTTCAAGGCTCTTTCTGCTGTGAACATGCAGTTCCTCGATCAG